GAAGGCGAATGGAACGCAGCCAAGACATTACACGACGCTGCCGCCGATGGCGACGCCAAGGCCGCGCTGGACATCCTGAAGCACAGCCACGGCTGGGTAGCCAAGCAGCAGATTGACGTTAACATCGACCAACAGATCAGCATCACCGGCGCGCTGGAGAAAGCCCAAGCGCGCGTCATCGAAGGGCTGTATACTGAACTGCCCGCGCCAGCGCACCAGCTAGAGGATACCACACAACATGCAGCAACCCATCTACGGCGCTCAAGACGAAATGGAACTTATGGCAAGGCTGTGGTCGCCATCGCTGAAAGATGATCCGCTAGCGTTCGTATTATATACCTTCCCGTGGGGCCAGCAAGGCACACCGCTGGAGAACTTTCCCGGCCCGCGCAAATGGCAACGACAGATACTGTCGGACTTGCGCGACCACATCAAAGCCAATGAAGGAAAAGTGGACTATGACACGTTTCGTGAAGCGGTTGCTTCTGGCCGCGGTATTGGTAAGTCTGCCTTGGTTTCTTGGTTGGTAATCTGGATGCTGTCTACGCGGATCGGCTCTACCACAATTGTATCGGCAAACTCTGAAGCGCAGCTACGGTCGGTGACATGGGCCGAAATTACCAAATGGCTGGCGATGTCGCTGAACAGCCATTGGTTCGAGATAGCGGCAACGCGGATCATGCCCGCCAAATGGCTGACCGAACTGGTCGAGCGCGACTTGAAGAAGGGCACGCGCTATTGGTCGGTCGAAGGCCGGCTGTGGTCCGAAGAAAACCCTGACGCTTACGCCGGCGTCCACAACTATGACGGCGTGCTGCTTATCTTCGACGAAGCGTCGGGTATTCCTGATACCATCTGGTCGGTGAGTGACGGCTTCTTTACCGAAAACACGCCGCATCGCTTTCATCTCGCCTTTTCCAACCCGCGGCGCAACACTGGCTATTTCTACGAGACATTTCACAGCAAACGGGCGTTCTGGCGCACGCGCACGATTGATGCCCGTGATGTCGAGGGTACAGACAAAAACCTGTATCAGCGCATCATCGACGAATATGGGCCTGACAGCTACCAAGCCAGCGTCGAAGTCTACGGCAACTTCCCGTCGGAAGGCGACGATCAGTTTATCGGCAGCAATCTAGTCGATGACGCCGCCAAGCGCCCGCCGGCCAAGGATGAATATGCGCCCATCGTGATCGGCGTAGACCCTGCCCGCTTTGGCGCTGACGCCACCGTCATCGCGGTGCGCCAAGGGCGCGACATCTTGGAACTGCGCCGGCATAGGGGCGCTGACACGATGGAAGTGGCAGGCTATGTCATCGACGCCATCGAGCAATATAAGCCAGCCTTGGTCTGCATCGACGAAGGCGGGCTGGGCGCTGGCGTTGTGGACCGCTTGAAAGAGCAACGCTTTAAGATACGCGGCGTGAATTTTGGCAATAAGGCCAAAAACCAGATCATGTGGGGCAACAAACGCGCTGAAATGTGGGGCGCGATGCGTGATTGGCTGAAAACGGGGCATATTCCGACCGATAGGTTCCTGAAAACCGACTTAATTAGCCCGCGGACCAAGCCTGACAGCAAAGGCACGCTGTTTTTGGAAAGCAAAAAGGACATGAAGGCGCGCGGATTGGCCTCACCTGATGCGGCAGACGCAATTGCGGTCACTTTTGCCTTTCCGGTGGCCTCAAATGACTTGCCGCATAGCCGCGTTGACAGACGCAAGGTAAGCAGCTATTCTGGTGCAGGGATGTCTACTAGCTGGATGGGGTCATAAACATGAAAAATGGCTTATACGCCAATATTCACGCCAAGAAAGCGCGCATTGCAAGCGGATCAGGCGAGAAAATGCGTGCCCCCGGCTCCAAAGGCGCACCCACCGCTAAAGATTTTAAAGCCAGCACAAAAACCGCCAAACCAACCAAAAAGAAATAGGTGTAAACATGCCCGCAAACAAATATGGCAAAGGTCTGTACAAGTCCGGCACAATGGCTTCGGAAAAGGCGGCCATCGCCAACCGTGATCCAGCGCGCAAAATCCAAGCCATGAAAGCCGTCGCGCGAGAAGGCACGACACGCGGACCAGAGATGATTAAGCCGGTCAAAGCGCCGCAAGTCATCCGCACAACGGTCGCCATGAAAACGTCCCCCGCCACCAAAAAGAAATAACGCAGCTTTATGGCCGATCCGGTAGGAATTAACACAGGCGGCACTGTCGCCGAACGCAGTAGCGAACCTACGGGTAGCCAAAAGGGCAACGTCGAAGCGATGTCCAAGATGCGGAACCGTCTGTCAACGGCAATGGCGGCCTATTCGGACAGCCGGGCCGATGAACTGGACGATTTACGTTTCATGGCCGGTAGCCCTGACAATCAATGGCAATGGCCGTCTGATGTGCTGGCGACTAGAGGCGCGGTGCAAGGCCAGACGATTAACGCGCGGCCATGTCTTACCATCAACAAATTGCCGCAGCATGTGCGCCAAGTCACCAACGAGCAACGCCAGAACCGCCCCGCCGGCAAAGTCATCCCGGTCGATGATAGCGCGGATGTCGAGGTAGCAGCCATCTTTGACGGTGTGGTGCGCCATATCGAATATATGTCCGACGCCGATGTCGCTTACGATACCGCGTGCGACAACCAAGTGACCTACGGCGAAGGCTATATCCGGCTGATCACCGAATATTGCAACGACGAGAGTTTTGACCAAGATGTGCGGATCATGCGTGTCCGCAACGCCTTTAGCGTCTATATGGACCCCACGATCCAAGACCCGTGCGGCGCGGACGCCGAATATTGTTTTGTCACGCAAGACATGACCAAAGAGGAATATGAGCGCGAATTTCCTGACGCTGCGCCGATTTCGTCAATCATGGAAACCGCCGTTGGCGACCCCAGCATGTCGGCGTGGCTTGACCAAGATACCGTGCGGATTGCGGAATATTTTTATTATGAGCGCAAACGCGAAACGCTGAACCTGTACCAAGGCAATGTAAGTGCGTTCAAAAACACCGACATGGATAAGCAACTGCGCGCCATGTACGGCAAACCTGTCAAAAGCCGCGAAGTTGACCGCAAAAAAGTCATGTGGATGAAAACCAATGGCTATGATGTGCTGGACGAGCGCGAATGGCCGGGCAAATATATTCCTGTCGTGCGTGTGGTCGGCAATGAGTTTGAAGTTGAAGGCCAGATACATGTATCAGGGTTGGTGCGGAACGCCAAAGACGCGCAGCGCATGTACAACTATTGGACGAGCCAAGAAGCCGAAATGCTGGCCTTAGCGCCCAAAGCGCCCTTTATTGCGTATGGCGGCCAGTTTGAAGGCTATGAAAATCAATGGAAGACCGCCAATACGACCAACTGGCCGTATCTGGAAGTCAATCCAGACGTTACAGACGGCGCTGGCAACACTTTGCCGCTGCCGCAGCGTTCTGCCCCACCGATGCCGCAAACCGGCCTGATACAGGCTAAAATGGGCGCTGGTGAGGATATTAAAGCCACCACTGGCCAATATGACTCGTCTTTGGGTATGCAAGGCAATGAGCGCTCGGCTAAGGCAATTGTCGCACGCGAAAAGCAAGGCGATGTCGGCACCTATCATTATGTGGACAATCTCGCCCGTGCCATTCGCCACATCACGCGGCAACTGGTCGATATTATCCCTAAGATTTACGACACCCAGCGTATCGCGCGGATTATTGGCGTGGACGGCGAAGTCAGCATGGTCAAAATGGACCCAATGCAAGAAGAGCCGGTCAAGGAAATCCGCGACCAAAATGGCGGCTTGATTGAAAAAATCTACAATCCGTCGATTGGCACCTACGACGTTATGGTCACAACTGGCCCCGGCTATATGACTAAGCGCCAAGAAGCCTTGGACGCTATGTCTACGATCCTGCAATCCAACCCTGAATTGTGGGCGGTCGCCGGCGATTTGTTCATCAAGAATATGGATTGGCCCGGCGCGCAGGAAATGGCCGCTCGGTTCAAGAAAATTCTTGATCCTAAAGTTTTGGGTGAAGACGATCAATCGCCCGAAGTCATGGCCGCCAAGCAGCAAATCGAAGCGCTGTCGCAAGAACTCAACCGCGTGTCGGACATCATGGAAAATATCCAAGACAGCGCCGAACAACAAAAAATCGCCATCGACAAGTTTAAGGCCGAAGTGCAAGCCTATGACGCCGAAACCAAGCGGATTACGGCCTTGCAAGGCAGCATGACGCCTGAACAGGTGCAAGACATTGTCATGGGTACAATCGCCGGCGCACTGGAAAGCGGCGACCTGATTGGCGCGTCGCCACAGTTTGAAGAGCCGCAATTGCCACCTGAACTGGCGCAGCAACCCGAACAGCCTGAAATGGGCGCTATGGGCGAAATGGGCGGTATGCCGCCACAGATGCCTATGGGCGCGCCAGAAATGGATACAGGCGAAGAAATGCCGCCAGAGATGCCCCAAGGGCTTCCTGACGGCATGATGTAGGCGCAAGTGGACGAACGCATAAGATTACGGTATAAGGCTGCCGGTAAGAGCCGCATTTTGGCATGAGGACGCAATTTATGGAACTTTTGAACCCGTTAAGCAAAGCTGACTATCCCGCTCTTAGCGTTGCGTACACAGGCACCGCAGGCAACACAGCCACATGGTCGCCCGGCGCGCAAGGTGTTATGGTTTGGTCTGATCAGGCTTGCTACGTCGAAGTTGGTGTGGGTGCGGTCGCTACGACCGCCAGCACGCCGATCCCACCTTTTACACCCATTCCTTTTGTGCTGACTGTCAACACAAACGGTTCGCCTTGGCGCGTAAGTGCTATTCAGGTTTCTACGGGCGGTACAGTGTACTGCAAACCGATTAACCGGAACTGATTTATGGGCTTTGGCGGCGCTCTTCGTAACGGTGTGGCTTTGGGTCTAGGAAGCATTATCTCGTTTTTTTCAGGCTATGGGCCGGATCAAGCGCAAGGTAATCTTGAAACTGAAAATGGTGACAACCTCGTCCAAGAGGACGGCGGATTGTTGCTGCTGGAGTAATAATTACATGGT